ATGCCTAGATCTGGCGGCCTTATTCCGGCCAAATCTGGCCCTGAGCGAGATGAAATCAGAAAACAATTATGCGATGAGTGGCAAACATGGTGCGGAAAACATAGAGAATCAAAACCAGGTGAATACAGACCTCTGTGTAAAAGACAATTCGAGGCATACTGTAAGCCAGATGAATCTAAGCCAGATGAACCAGGGCAAGTATTTACAGTGGCCTTGTCGGGCCCTGGAACTCAAACCGTGCCATTGAAATCCGACTATCCTAACACTGGCCTCGACGATATCGAGGATTCCAAGATCAAGTTCCTAGAAAAGGAAAGACTCGTAGAAATATGTAAATTTCTAAATATTCTAAACAAAACGCCCGTTGCCATGGATAGTCTATTGCCGATACGGTCAGGAATTGTATTTCTTACTCGTACTCTAGATCATTTCGGGCTTCCAACAGATCCCCTCCGTATAAAATTAAAGAATATTTCACTTTTCATTGTAGAAAATTCGGAATCTGTGACAGAAGAATTTAGAGAGGATCTGTCTTCTCTGTTAGAAGGGCTTGACCTTCGTTGTGAACCGGTTCTTGAGTATGTAAACCGCCAGAGTTTTTTGAAATTTTTGAAAAGAGGCGGAGCCAGAAGAAAACAACGGGGGACCCGCCGTCGTAAATACACCAGATCCTCGACTCGCTAGAACTTCACAAACTCTATATTCAAAGTCGTATTACGATTTCGAATATAGTAGATCTCTAAGAGCTAATCAGGGTCCCTAATCAGGTCCATGCTTAGTTGGAGTACGCCAGGCCGCCCATGCCACTCATCACACGCAGCACGTTGTAGTTCACGGCGTAGATACGCACCTGGGCGGAGAGAGCGGTGGTGCCACCAGACTCCTTCAGCGTGTAGGGAGACAGCGTCAGGTTCAGCACCGCATTGTCAATGCGAGAGAAGTTGCAGGTGCCACTGGGCTGGTGCTCCTCGGGCTTGAGGGCGAAGGAGTACACGTTGATGCCCAGCGCAGGAGAGCGGGTGTGGTGCTGGTAGGGCTGCACGAAGTTGAAGTAGGTGCCGAAGCGGGAATCGAAGCGGTCGTGGCCGTTCAGCTGGATCTTCGCTACCGCCGTGGGGTTGTTGGCGGCGTCGTCCGTGTAGTTGAAGGGCTGGTTGTTCTCGTAGTCGCAGTCCACGTTCTTGTCCAGCTGGGTCACCCACACAAGCTCCTTCACGGGGTGGTTGAAGGACATCTTGATGTTGTTCTGGGCCGCCGTCACGGACTCGCTGCCCGTGAACTGCAGCTGCTCAATCAGGTACTCGTGGGCCACCTGGGCGAAGCGGCGGCGCTCCTCCGTGTCCAGGTAGATGTAGTCCGCCCACAGAGACGCAGCCACCAGGCCAGACGTGTTCACGGAGGTGAACACCTTCTTCGTGCGTGCGGCGGGGGCGCCACCGGCCAGCACGTGCGTGTCGGGGCCCGCCGTTACGTTGCACAGGTAGTTGAGGGTCTGGAACTGCACGTTTACCTTCACCTCGTGGTACTGGAGCGCAATCAGCGGCAGCGCCAGGCCAGAGTGGCGGTTAAACCAGAACTCCAGAGGCACATACAGCGTGAACTCGGGGCTGCACTGTACAAGGTCAGTGTTGTTGTTGCCCTGGCCACTGGAGCAGAGACCAAGAGCACCCGCATTGTTCACGCGGCAGGGGCCGGGAGCCACGTCGCCGCAGGTCACGCAAGCACCGCCATTCGTGGTAGTATTCGACGACCCAGCCAGCTGCGAGCCCACCATCATGTCATACGCCTCCTGCTTGCCCACGGGGAGAGTCAGCTCATTCCAGATGTGCAGCCAGTCGCCATAGTGCTTGTCGATCAGCTGGCCGCCAATCTCGAGCTCCACGTACTGAATCAGAGCCTGGCCCACATTGTCCACCCACTGGAAGGTCGTGGCACTCGCATCGGGAAGCGAGTTGGTGGTGCCCAGAATCGAGGCCACATCCACGGAGGGGAGGGTCGCCTGGAGGTACACACGGGAGATCAGATCGCCGTTACGGGAGATCGTGCACTGCACACGCTTGCCAAAGTTCGCCACGCCATTGAACGTCTGCTCAATGGACTCCATGGCGAAGTTGGAGTGGCGACGGTACAGCTGCTTGAAAAAGGTCACCTGCGGGTTCGCCGTCAGGTATACGTCTTGGGCGCCATAGGCTACAAGCTGCATTAAACCACCACCGGACATTGCTTATACTCAACAGTTAGAAAATTTTTTGGCCGGAATCCGGGGAAATTCCTGGGAACAAACTTTAAGTCTGAGGAGGGTTTCTATCTGTTCCAGATCCTGTGTGAGATCTCGAATAGATATATGCTGTGTCTACACGATGATATATTCAAGAGGGTTACAGACAATTAGTTGCTGTATGCTAGACCACCCATGCCACTCATCACACGGAGCACGTTGTAGTTGATCGCATACACACGTACCTTCGCCGTGTTCGTCATGCCCACCGTGTTGTTCGTCAGCGTGAGCTGGAGGGTCGCCGTGTCAATACGGGACATGTTGCAGGTGCCGCTGGGCTGGTGGTCCTCCGGGTTCAGGGCGAAGGAGTACACGTTGATGCCCACCGCCGGGATGTTCGTGTGGTGCTGGAAGGGCTGGACCAGGTTAAAGTACGTACCGGGGCGCTCGGCAAAGCGGTCGTGGCCGTTCAGCTGGATCTTGGCCGTCACGCAAGGATTGATACCCGCCAGGCCCTCAACCCGGGTAATCGAGTAGCCCGACTCCAGGGCCGCACGGTCCCACCAGTCAGAGTAGTTGAAGGGCTGCTGTCCCTTCCACACATCCACCGTCGTGTCGCACGCCACGAAGGAGTCACGCTGCACTACCCACACAATCTCCTTGCACGGGTGGTTGAAGGACAGCTTGATCTTGTTCGCCGACGACGTCACGGACTCGTCACCCGTGAACTGCAGCTGCTCGATCAGGTACTCGTGGGCCACCTGGGCGAAGCGACGACGCTCCTCCGTGTCCAGGTAGATGTAGTCCACGTAGAGAGACGCCGCCACGATGCCAGTCTGGTTCACACGGTTCACAATGGTCTGGGAGTTCGACCAGCACAGATTCTGGATAGAGTTGAACTCGATGTTGAACTTCACCTCGTGGTACTGGAGAGCAATCAGCGGCAGCGCCAGGCCCGCATGACGGTTGAACCAGAACTGGAGGGGGATGTACATCGTGTACTCCGGGGAGCAAGAGCGATCCTCGTCCGCCGCATGGGGCTCGCCGCCGGCGCAGTCCGAGTCGCAGCCACCGTTGGGCACCTGCGTCAGAAGGTTCACCATGGTAGGCACGTTGCCCACCATCTCCGCATAACCGGCCTGCTTGCCCGCAGGGCGGGTCAGCTCATTCCAAATGTGGAGCCAGTCGCCATAGTGCTTGTCGATCTTCTGGCCACCGATCTCAATCTCCACGTAGCTGATCAGGTTGTGACCCACCCAGTTCAGCCAGCGGAACTGCGCACCCGAGGGATCCGCCGCCGTCAGAGACACCTGGGGCAGCGTAACCTGGAGGTAGGCACGGTGAATCAGATCGCCGTTACGAGAGATCGTGCACGTCACACGCTTGCCAAAGTTCGCCACGCCGTTGAACGTCTGCTCAATGGACTCCATGGAAAAGTTAGAGTGACGACGGTACAGCTGCTTGAAAAAAGTTACCTGCGGATTAGACGTCAGGTATACATCCTGGGCACCATAGGCCACGAGCTGCATCAGACCACCGGACATTACTTATACTCAACCTTTCGAAATTTTTTTGGAAACACCGGACGGGCTGTCCCGATTTCCTGAACTCGTCCAATATAATCTAAAGCCCTTTGTAATAGGTAAGACATGTCCGGACTACAGGACGTCCTTGTCTCGGAAGAATTCGATATCGGTGTGCAGCACGTTAAAAAACCCACGACTCTTGAAGCGTATCACAAGCAGCAATTACAGAGTTTCAGTGACCAGAAAGAGTCACTAAAAGATCTACAGGAACATCTAACATTCCTGGAAGAACAACGTGGGTCTCTTCCAACCTCTTCATATTTGTCTGATGAATGGCGTCAACTCACGGAACAAATAGAAAGTCTACAGAGTCAGATACGCTCTATCGAGAAGGATGATGCACGTATCAATTATTTTCTGAGTGTTGGCGACATGGTGTTCAAGTACTTTGATGCGCAAGAATCACTGGAAGATGGAGCATCGGCGCCGAAGCAAGGAATAACAGGCCGTACCCCGACGAATTCAGTTCTAAGTTATTTCGGTACTGCAGAACCTTCACAGGCAAAACAGGTTGGAATGAAGAAGGAACGGGCCAAAGCCAGTGTTCTGGATAATACCGACGGTCTTCACCGAGACAAGATGCTCGAAAACTATCTGGCCGTTGTTGATCCCATGGCTATCAAAAGTGGTGTCTTACCAGGTTCCGGAATTGAACCCGGCTGGGGCTGTTGTCCAGCATGTGACGTGGAAATGACATTTTATCAGAACGAGGCGAAACTCGGCTGCCCCGAATGTGGTTACGAGGATTTTATTCTTGTCGATTCAGAAAAGCCGAGTTACAAGGATCCGCCCCGAGAAGTCACGTATTTCGCATACAAGAAAATCAACCATTTCAATGAATGGCTGGCGCAATTTCAGGCCAAGGAGAATACGGATATACCCCAAGATGTCATTGATGCCGTGCTGGCCGAGATCAAGAAGGAGCGGATTCGTGATCCGAAGCGTGTCAAGAAGGAGAAGATTCATCAGATTTTACAGAAACTCAAACTATCGAAGATGTACGACCATGTTCAACAGATCAAGAATCGGATTCAGCAGCAAATGACAACACTCGTGTTGAGCAGAGAGAATGAGGAGCGTCTGCAATTTATGTTCAAGGAAATCCAGCCGGCGTTTATCAAATTCTGTCCCAAGGGCCGATCCAATTTTCTGTCCTATCCCTATGTGCTGAGTAAACTCTGTCAGCTTCTGGAAATGGACGAATTCTTACCGTGTTTCCAACTTCTGAAATCCCGCGAGAAGTTGTATCAACAGGATCAGGTATGGCAGAAGATCTGTACGGAAATGGGCTGGCAATTCATCCGATCTATTTGAAAAACTCGTTAAATCTTACATGTAAAAATCCGATGAGACGTTAATGACCTGCCCGGACTGTGGCAATGCCCACAGTTTCGTGAGGTTCGGGTCTCAAGGAGATGTAGATCTCGTGTATTCTGCTCCGGCAAGGGCCCGAGAGACCAAAGAAACGGCGCTGACGTTTCAAAAACATACGGCGCACTTGGATCAAATGAAGGGTCGACGATGGGTCTGGATAATTGATTTCGCTAAGATGGAGACCCGGCACTATTCTTCGATGAACCTAACACACAAACTGATAAAGCTCATTACAGAAGAACACTTGGGAGGGCTACAAGCGATCTTTTTGGTGAATCCGAACTTTTGGTTACGCACGACAATGTCGGCAGTAAAACCCATTTTGTCCAAGCAATTTTATGCCAAACTCCGTCTTTTTGAGGGTACGGATACCGGCCTTCTTCTCGAGCTCGAGAATGCGGGTATTCAACGTAATTGGGTTCTCTGGCTAGCCAATATGTTCAAGAGTCCCTATTCGGCTTCTGTTAGCCAGACAGTAAAAATTTGACTGGCTCCGGTATTCTACAGTTCGCGAATCAATGCATGTTCCAATTGTATACGGCAGAGAAGAGAAGGTGGCGGCGGTCTATGATTTCCTCTTGGACCCCAAGAAAAACGTATTGATCTTGGCAGGTCTTCAGGGTGGTGAAGGTAAGACTGCTGCAACAAACGAGGCTGTTCATCGGTGGATGGCCGCCATTGGTGAGGAAAATGTCAAACCGCTTAGTATTTGCGAGGGGTCGGGTCTTGGACACAACCAGTCTTATCTGGATCTTCGCACGTGGACAGTGAAGATTATTATGCACACCAATATGTGGAACGAGAAATGGATTGATATTGGCCATGAGTTGGGCGCACAGACGTATCTATTTCGCAGGGTACATGAGTAATTGGCGGCACTAGAGGATAGATTCTTCTGCGTACAAACCACGTTGATAAAATGTTGTTCAAAACTTGACGAGGGTACACAGCCTACCCTCGTCATTGCAGCCTTCTCCAATCCCCGGGAAGGCCCCGCTCACCTGTGGCGAGCATCGGTCCAGAAGTTCAGGTGTCAATGACACCCTTGCTACTGGATCTCGCTCGCCGTAGGCGAGCATCGGTCCAGAAGTTCAGACTCGTCACAGATGAGTCTTCGCTACTGGATCTCGCTCGCCGTAGGCGAGCATCGGTCCAGTAGCTCAGTTGGTAGAGCGTGGTGCTTATAGTTTCCAGACTATATTTAATGCACTAAGGTACGCCAAGGCCGCGGGTTCAAGCCCCGCCTGGACCACACAGCACCAATAGTTTAGTGGTAGAATGAGGGATTTCCAATCCTTTGACCCGGGTCCGATTCCCGGTTGGTGCATTTTATACCCCTGTGGCGCAATGGATTAGCGCACTCGACTTCTAATCGAGAGGTTGTGGGTTCGACTCCCACTAGGGGTATTTTTGTTATAAGCCCTGATAAGATATGTTTGATATCTTATCTGGGGTTGTTGTGGGTTCGACTCCCACTAGGGGTATTTTTGTTATAAGCCCTGATAAGATATGTTTGATATCTTATCTGGGCTGTTGTGGGTTCGACTCCCACTAGGGGTATTTTTGTTATAAGCCCTGATAAGATATGTTTGATATCTTATCTGGGCTGTTGTGGCAAAAAACTTGAACAAATCGCAATCTACGACAGGGATAGGCAATGCGTCGTGAACGCAAGAACCAACTACGCAAGATGTATGTTGACGATGCTCTGGCCCGATGGAAGGCCGGTGAACCCGTTATATCCTCCATGAAGAGTTTCGAGACCGCCGTGACGGCAGATGAAAGCGACATGAAGCAATTCAGCGTGGCCCTGGAAGAAGCTATTATAGATTATATGAAAGCCTCTTTCAATGTTGCTCGTACCCTAAAACCAGGCACATTACGCACACTCTGTCAGAAATATTCGGAGACATCAAATCGGCAGTGGAACAAGACAGTGTTCATGGATACAGGTCGCCTCGAAGCCTTCGAATCCATCTGCGCCGAGTGGATTCTGTACTATGAAACACTAATTGTGGAGACTGCTGTGGCCTTCTACATGGGTGTACTAGCATCTGGGCGATCCTACAAGTCCATCCAGCGCCGTATTCTAAAGTCGCAGGACGTGTACTATATTTGGAACGGCGAGGAATACATCATGGAACATCTGGATAGTCGTATCTCGAATCTGTTTGCGCTTCGCAGCGGGCACGTCAAGGGCGAACTCCAGCTCTTTGTTGAAGACAAGCAGAATATCCACACCGGTGAGATCAATACGCAAACAAAAGACACCCTGAAGATTATTCTGGCGGCGCCTGTGCCAGAGGGACAGAAGACCATGGCCGAAATCGAGGCATCGTGGACCTCTTTCCAAAAATCGGAGAAAACTTCCGTGCTGATGGACATGCGTACATGGGCATCGAAATCTCTCGTCGTCGACAAGGACGACTATCTTTATCGGAATCTGCTGCGGCATCTCTGGGCAAAGATCAAGAGTTATCCCGCCGATATCCGCACTGAGCTCGTAAAGCGCCTCTATGAGGAATGCCACGATGCTCTACAGATGTGTGCACAGGGCCACATTGCCCGTCTCGCCAATGTTCTCATCGGATTTGACGATGCTGTCAAGGCCACTGTATCTCTACAGGATAAGATGGCAGAGTTAAGTCGGGCGGACTTATCTGTGGAGGAGAAGAAGGCAGCGGCCGCCGCCATTCTCGCCGAGTTCCGTGTGGAGGATAGGGAGGCTTGGGAGGCTTGGCTAGAAGCACTCGACGCTTAAACACGTTCCTCAAAGATGGACTCAGATGGAGACCATTGCTTCCTTCGATCTCGGTATCAAAAATCTCAGTTACTGTGTGGCGGACTTTAGCGGAGGTCTCATAGGAATTCGCCGCTGGGCGAATCTCAATCTTTTGGCCGACGGCGCCGACTCCCAGAGCCAGACCCGTTGCAGCTGCGGCGGCCCAGCCTCCTTTTCTAACAGATCAACCCAGACACTCTTGTGTAAACGCTGCGCAAAGAAATCGGCGAAACCAGTGCTCGATATTTCGGGAACCTCGCTCACCGACTGGAGGAACTATGGTCAAACCGTACTCGGATTGACGGCAGCCGAGGCCAAAAAATCATCCAAGAAAATTCTCGAAGCCAAGGCGGCCGAAATCCGCCTCATGCCCTACAAGGCTCCCAAGGCCAAGGGTGTCACTCTCCAAGCACTGCTGGCATCCATGGAGATCTGTCTCGCCGCCGAACTCGACCATCTGGCTACCGCCTCTCGAATTCGTATCGAAAACCAGCCCTCGGAATTCGCTCCTCATATGAAATCCGTGCAGATAATGTTATTCACTTTGTTGGATCACCGGCTTCGCACCGAAAAGGCATGGACGGGCACCATGGAATTCGTCAATGCCAGTGTAAAGACCAAGGGAACGGATGCCGGTGTGGGCAAGGGAGCGAAACGATCCCGCAAGCTCGCCGGTATTGCCCGTGTCACGGGCCTCCTGAAGGAGTCGTGGGCCGCTCCATGGATAGCCTGGTGGTCCGCGCAAGCAAAACAGGACGATTTGGCGGATGCGCTTCTCATGTGCGTGGATGGAGCTACCGTCTAGAGCCAGATACTGGAAAAAATGAGTCCGTGGTGTCCAATACTCGATATCAGATGAATAAGAGCGTGGTTATCTGCCCATGAATCATTGGGATATTCCTCCTGTTCCTTGATATATAAGTAACCGATGATCGCAACTGTTGTAATAGAAAAGATCTGCACAGTCCAATGCGCATTCCAACAATACCAAGATCCCAATACAATGACCGCTATAACACCGATCTGATCGATCCAGTACATTAGTGTATCATACAAATCGTAGCGATGTAATATGAAGGTCGTAGTAGATAGAAATAAAAAGAGAACCGTATACAAATATAATCGTTTTGACAAGGCATGGATAGCATTTGTCAAAAAGATTAGGCCGCTTACGTGGAGCATTTCTGGGGGTCAGATAGTATTTTTATATTTTATGTTTACGCAGTCGTGACTTACGCCGATTCCTTTTTAATTTACGAGTATTTCTATATCCACCAGAGGTTGGCGGTTTGCTCTTAGATATTTGTTCTAGTAGTTCGTTAGCTATTTTTTGGCCACCCATGTCTCCCACTAATGCGTCACGTACCGTTTCACACTTCTTATATATATCATCATACATCCAGTTAATCTCTTCCTTTTCCTTTTCCTTTAAAGGCATCCAATTTCCTTGTTCATCCTTAACTGGTTTAACCAGATCATTTGCTTCTTTCAGAGCCAATTTTATAGGTGCTAATACTTGTTTCGTACGTGCAGTAGCGGCCGCATTATTCATCCACTGCATCTACTTTATAAAGATAAAATAAGGCCTCGGTCAACTCAGGAATTAAAGCTCTCTGCCAAAGGCAACGGTATGAGCGTAACATTCGCAGAATCAACGGGGTCCAAGCCATCCGTGGCCGAGCTCGCTTCCTTTGCCAGCAAAGCCAATGAGATCGATCTCGGCGCCGACATTGTGGATCTCGGCGACGATCTCGGTATGAATCTCCTGGCGAATCAAAGCAAGGTGTCGGCATCCCCGAAGTCTGCGACCAGACAGGTCTCCTTTTCCGGCAACCAGAGCAATGACGCACCCAATATTCAAATCAAGGCCGTAGACGATCTCGAGGTCGTGAATCTAGATGCCGGTCCCGGGGCCAGCGATATCAAGATCCAGCGGGCCTCTGACACTCCTTTTGTCCTGAGCCCGGATGTTCCCCGGCTCGATGTGATGGATATTCCTTCCGGGCCGTCTCGTCCCTCTCCCGAGGAAGAGATGCGACTCAAACAGGAACTCCTGACGAAGATTGCCCGGCTCGATGCCCGTGAAATCGGAGGCCAGCGTATGACAATGTCGAACTCTCTCGAGGAAATCAAGGCCGAGGTCGACAAGCGCACCGACAGTCGCAATCTCGAGGCCTCCCTCCGCTTCCAGCGCAATGCTCTCATGACCTTTGTGACGGGCGTGGAGATGGTGAATGACAAATTCGGCCACCGTCTACCGGTAAAGCCGAAGCTCAAGGGTTGGTCCGAATCGGTGCACACAAACGTAGAGGATTTCGACGAGATCTTCGAGGAGTTGTATGACATGTACAAGGACAAGGCGAAGATGCATCCTCTGCTCCGTCTGGCGGGCACGCTCGGTGTCTCGGCGACCATGTACCATTTGACAAACACCATGGCCGAGCGCACCGGTATTCCCGGCATGGCCGACATTTTGAATGAGGACCCTGAGCTCCAGCGTCAATTTGCTCAGAAGATTGCGGCAAAGATGGGCGGCGGCATGGGCAACTTCATGGCGGCGGCCATGGGACCTGGACCCACTGCTCCTACATCCAACTTCGGCTACCAACCGGAGCCGAGTCGTAGTCCGTTCAATATGTCGGCGGCCGCTGAGGAGGCGCCCCGTGTCCGACGTGAAATGAAGGGGCCCTCGGGCGTCGACGACATTCTTCGGGCGTTTGAGGCGGAGAGAGCGGCGGCTGTCTCCGTACCCGTCCGTGAGGAGCAGTCGAGCGTATTTACACCGAGTGGCCCTCCTCCTCTCGAGGCCCGTGATGTCCGTGTTCAGCGGAACTCGGATCCGATGGCCGAGTTCAGCGTAGATGATCTCCAAAGTGTAGGCAGTGCGTCGACCATGACTAGTAGCCGTCGTGGACGCAAGCGTCAACCGGTTCCGACAGTGGGAGCCGAGCTCACACTGAATGTTTAG